AAGTCGGCCCAAAGCATCCAGTCATTACACCCCTCAATCTCTCGATCGCGAGCGCGTAGCCTTTTTGGAAGCCGAATTCAGCTCCCTTTTCAAAGTCTAACCCGGCGTCAGGCATAAGCTTAAAGTGGCTACAGTGCCACTCCATGGATGCTTGATCTATTTCCTTCTTCACGTTCTCCGGTATCTTCATTTCTCCCCCTTCGCCAAAGCATCGACGCGTTCGAGAGCTTCTCTAGCGTGTTTTTCTATACTTAATCCATCGTCGTTATGCCCAAATAATCCAGAATACCAATCAAGCACCTCCCTCATCACCTTCACCATTTCAACGAGGTTTGAAACATCGTCAGAAAATCCTGACGGTGCCTCATCGTATAAATTCCAAATGGCTAAGCGCTCACTGATATAAGATAAATATTTTTCAGTAGGGGTCATAATGGTTTTCCAATGCGACGACGGGAAGGTTCCTTTCCCATGGTTATCATCTTGCTAAACTTCTTTTCGAGTTGGGTTTCGAGAGCACGTCTTTCCTTGTCCAGTTGAAGGTAACGCCACAGATTTCCTATTTGAATCGCGGCTGCCTTATCCAAACACCACTTACTGTGGGTCAGGTCGTTTGCATGGGTTACGACACCGATTGGAGGGTGTTCAAGCTCACCCCACTCAGCAGGGGCAGATAATTGTTGAAGTTGCTCTGGAGTGAGGGCGAAAGTCAAAAGGACGGTAGGCTTCTTGCTCATTGGTACGACCTAAGAACCTTTCCCTTCACAACCTCTTTCCAGACCATTTTTCCTACGGTCATCAGAGAAGCGTCAAAGTGTTTTCGGTCTTCTATTTCAAGGATGTCAAAAGCAATGGCCCGGGACCCCTTCCAAGAGTCTGGCGCGACGAATTCTCTCAGTTGAGCGTGGCTCAAAACTGAAATCAGGATGACTTCCGGTTCCCATGGTGGGAGTTTCTCTTTCTTCATTTGCTGCCTCTAAATTCGTAAAAATTTTGATTAAAAAGCAAGTAGACCTCCCCCCCTTGCGGGCCTGGTTTTAATGCCAGTTTCTTCGAGCGGCCTACCTGCTTATTCCAAGTTGCTCAGGCTTGGAAATTATTTAAATCCCAAGATCGCGTGTCCAATAACCATCGGTAAACCGAGAATTGCAACTCCGTAGCCATCGACCGGGACGAGCGCCGCAAGGAGAACACTCCCTACGAAAAACACTAAACCACCAAGGACCTTCACACCCATCGGGCGAGTAGATCGCTTGATTGCAAAAACACCCCAAACAATCCAAATGATGAGCATGCCGCCAAGCGCGATTAGCTGGCCAGGTTCATCAAAAGACATTCCTAAAAAGTGCACGTTCATTTTCTGATTCATAATTTCTCCTTAGTTGGAAGACGGTTTAACTAGAAGTTTACCGTAAAACAGGTTGAAGACCAGAGCGTATGTTCCGGCCACAATGAGCAGGTCAACAAGCCAGTTAACCATTGGGTGGTACGAAACTACCGCTAAAAATATGCAAACGAGCATGATGGTCTTTGCCGAGTGCCAGGCATCGAAGAAAAATGGAAGGTACTTCCCTTCAAACGTCTTTTCTTTCGTGGAGTCGCGATCAAAGTACTGGTTTTTCCAGCTCTCTTGTCCATCCCACCACTCATGGTCGAATTCTGAAAACACACTGGAAGCCCAGTGGTCCTTCACGGTGTCCATTACTGCGATCATGAAAAAAGCTAGAGCTAAAAGCATTACTGAAATCATTCATCCTCCTCCGCGTTACAGAACTCGCAGTGATGAGAGTCTGCCTCGTGTAGTTGTTTGTTGTATTGATAGGTCACGAAAAGATCATAAGGCCAAACAAAGCAAGAACTCGCCATTTTGAATAGATAGGCCCCGGCCTGTTCACTGACGGTTAGCTCTGGTGGATACAGGGAGGCAATTATTTGACGAGAGCCCCACCAAACCCCTGCGCCTATACCCCAGTAAACGAATATTGCGGTGATCACTTGGCACCCTGATCGGCATTAGCTTCTCGCTGTGTTTTATTGGCCGCATTTATCTCGCGCGCAAGAATAGCCATCATGGTTTCCATAAAAGCCGTAGCTTGCGAGTGGCTCATTTTCATGGCCTCATAATGCGCTTTTTTGATAGTAAAAAAGGGTTTATCGTTGATTACGCCCACCACATCCTCAGGCTCGCATCCGGGTGGCGTTAGGACTTCCTCAGTTGTTACGTTTTCATATCTTTTCATGTCTTCCTCCATTATTAAAACTCACTTAAATGCATCATTCCGACCAAAAGAGCGAACGCAAGGAAGGTGATGCCGATAAAAATAGAAAGTTTCATAGTAAACCAGTCTTTCTCGCTCAAAAGAGCCTCTCTTGTAGAAAATGGCCCTTGCCGTTGCAGTGTTCGCACTTAATTTTTGTTATTTTTTTAGGTTTCTCAGGAAGATTTTTGGTCACATCCCATTCAATGACCGTCATCCCTGTAACATTGCACTTTCTTTCCCCCACTTCTCTCAGAACGCCCATGCTTTCAAGCTCTGAAAAGCGCGGAGTGATTGATTTTTGATGAAGCGGGTTGATTTTCTTCGCACACTCTTGCGCGGTCATCGGACCAAAGTGAAACACGCAATCATAGACCGTAAAGCGAAGCTTGCTTAAAAGCCCTTCGGCCTCAATTTTGCGGTACGCATCGATACTGGTTTGTCGAATCATCCTAGACGCCTCGATGCAATCAGAATCAAAACAATCACAAGAATCGTTAAACCAAAAACAAGTTCAGTCTTCATCGGATTCGGTGTTTGGTTCATTCTCGACCTCCACGCCCAGAATGGGCTTGTTTTCCGGCACTAAATACATCGTCTTAGTGTATGTATTTATGAGCAAAATATTAAAATGTTCAGGTTTCTTAATAATCATTCTGGTAGCGGGAAGTTATGGTGGGCGCAGAAGTCGATTATTGAGGAAACCACCTGATGAAAGTAAAAGGAGTTATATTCATTCATTTCCCATTCACTAAGTGACATATCCATTCGAAGTTGAAAAAATTCTCTGTTAACCCGGAACGAATTAAAATTGTTCTCGTTCTCCCTTACCCAGCGGACGATTCCAAATTTTGTCATAAGCGAATATTAACGCATGGTATACCATTGTGCAATTCAAAACTTAGCCAATTCCATTTATGAACAATATGAAGTATTCTTAACTAATGGATGAGGAAACGCCGAGCGTTCAAGACGCACTCAAAGAAAAAAGAGAAGAGTCTTTAAGAAAGATCGAAGAGATAAATAAGCTGCCGGATCGGGCCAAGCCGATGGCTTTTCGCACGCGCGCGATCATCCACATGACCGCAATGGGTGTGACGAAAAAAGAGATTGCTCGTCAGATGAACCTTTCGGAAGCCAGAATCCACCACATCCTCTCAAGCGAGAGTGCCAAGAAAGAAGTTGAGCGCATTCAGCATGAGTGGTTCTTTCAAGACCCTCAAAAAATGTTCCGAGCAATGGTTCCTAAGGCCGCAAAACGATTGAATAAGCTGATCAGCAAGGAAGAAAAAGGCTCCACTCAGCTGGGTGCGATCGGAATGGTTTTAGACCGTGCTCTTGGTAAGGCGGTTCAGCCAGTTGAGGTCGGTGGTTCGGCGATTAAGGAGCTTTTGATGGCGTTGGACAAAAATAATCGACCTAAGGAAGACAAACCTGGATCAACTGATATAGTTGAAGCAGAGTACAAGGAAATACAGCCGACCCAGACCAAAGACGATATGGATAGTTGGCTGGATGAGAATTTATAGATAGATTGTAAAAATATCTTAACTATTTGACACTGAGGGTGTCACGAATGAAAGAGGGGTCCTATGAAAGGTTCACATTTAATGGCAGTCGGTACGCTTGCAACTGCCGCATCGGTTACCGAGGTTCAAACGATTACACCAAGCACGGTTCCAATCTCTGGAAATTATAAACTAAATTTTGACGGTGACGTAACCGCAGACATCGCGTTTGGAGCCTCTGCAGGCACCATTCAAACCGCAGTTCGGACACTTACTGGTTTAAGTGGTGCTACAGTATCTGGGACGCTCGCAACTGCAGTAGTCGTGACCATGGCCGGTTATTCTGGGAATGCCCCGCTTTTGACCGTTTCAGACAATACTCTTGAAGATGCGACTGATCCGGTTGATTTAGATATCGATGAAACAACTCCCGGTGTTGCTCTTAAAACTTTGGACGAAACTGATTATACGGAACTTGATCTCACCACTCCAGAGGGAGATTCAATTTCAGGAAACCTGATGCCAGCGCATATTTCTTTCGTTCAGTTTGTAAATTTAAATTCAGAAAAAATGCTCCTTGGCGTTTCTGATGGTGTGTCTTCATTTGCAGATTGTTGCGTTGAGGCGAATCCTGGTGTTGAAGTTGTTATTTCTGCAAATCAAAAAGTTGCACTAAAAACAAGCAAGGCGACTGCGATCACCACCGGGACTTACAAGGTGTATTTCTTCGGTTAAATTATGGATCAATCCTTACTCGAAAGATTTAAAAAAATCAGAAATGACCCGTATGCCTTTGCGTGCGAACTGGTCTACACGAAAGACGAGAAGGATTTAAAAAACCCAATTAAGAAATTTCCGGCGGATTTGGAGTACCTAAAGCTATACTTTAAACTGTGGCAGCGCGAGCGATTGCTCGCAGTACCTAAGTCACGCCGGATGTTTCTCTCGTGGGCGACGCTCATTCTTTATTTGCACGACACCATGTTTAACATCGGCAGACAGACTGCGGTAATTTCTCGTAAAGAGGACGACGCGGACGACTTGCTTGAGCGAATGAAATTCATTCTAGATAACATTCCGCCAGAGTTCCCTCGCGAACTTATCCCGAAATACAAAAAGACATTTTGCTGTTTAGAGTTCCCGGAAGTTGGTTCTAGAATTTTAGCGTTCGCATCAGGAGCAGATCAGCTTCGTTCATATGCAGCTTCGGGAATTTTGGCGGATGAGTGCGCGTTTTGGCCTGATGCAAAAGAAATGTACTCGGCGACTTTTCCAATCATCGAGGATACTGGCCGAATGACCATGATTTCGTCCGCTGCGCCAGGATTTTTCAAGCAACTCGTGTTTGACGAATTTAACGAAACCGAGAAATCGACTACCGAAGAGGAAATGGATAAAAGAAAATTTCCCATGACCGGGGTCGAGCTGTGGCGGAACAAAGGAAATAAATTTACTATTTTTCAGCTTCACTACACGGCGAACCCGAACAAAAGAGATGGAAAGTATCGGGATACAATGAAAGCAGGGATGCCGCTTTCAACATTTAACCAAGAGTATGAAATTTCTTGGGAGACCTACGAGGGAAAGGTCGTCTTTCCAGACTGGAACAAATCATTTCATGGATCGCGAAAAACTCTCGACCCACACATTGGACTTCCTTTGCTTATTGGCGTTGACTGGGGTCTTACGCCTGCTGCTGTTATTTGCCAATTACAAGAAAATTGTCTCGTTGTTTTAGACGAGGTTGTAAAAGAGAACATGGGCGCGGAACGCTTTACTGAAGTTCTTTATAAGCACATCGCGACCAACTACCCCGGATGGGGTGCGAATCCAAAGAAAAGTTGTCTCGTTTGGGTTGACCCTGCCGGATACGCGCGCTCTCAGTCCGATGAAACCACCTGCGTGCAAAAAATTTCAAAGTTCTTTAAGGTCATGCCTGGCTTGATTACCTTCGAAGACAGAAAAACATCCGTTGAGCACTTTTTAACGACGACAACTCATGGCAGACCAAACTTCCAGGTGGACCTCACGCGCACGAAAGTAATTCCCGCTGGATTTGATGGCGGGTATCACTATCCTGAAAAGTCTTTCGAAGTTGAGCCGAACGAAATTCGGCCGCTAAAAAACTCCTTTTCTCACCCGCACGATGCGTTACAGTATATTTGTTCGGGTGTAGCTCCAAGGAAGTCAAAAAGTCGTGGTACTAATATACCCACACCGGGTTATCATTTTGGACAGGTAAGGGCGTAAAATGCAAAAATATGACGGAACCAAAGACAACTCTGATCTAGTCCAAATCACCCAGGGCTATATCCAAGAAGCAAAGTTCGCTCGACAAAACCGAATGGACCAAAATCAGAGAAACTTCGAGTGCTACCACATGCGCCAGGACTACAGCCACAAGCTGCCAGGCCAGTCTAAAGAGTTTGTTGGAAAGCAGGCCATGGCCGTTGAGCAAATCACCTCTTTCATCCAGCAAGGCCTTGTCGATGCGGGTGAGTGGTTCGGAATGGAGCTTCAGGGCGGAGTTCGAAAAGAAGACTGCCCAATTAGCGCCGACGAGGCAAAACAACTCCTTATGCGCGACCTAGAGTCTTGCGACTTCATCTCCACCATTGGTGACTCGGTTAAGCTCGGGTTGCTTCAAAGTTTGATGGTTGCCAAGCCTCACGGGCACATGAAAGATCGGGCAATTTTCTACGCCGAAACCAAGGAAAATGCAGACGGAACGTACAAGGACGTTCTGAAAAGACTTACGAAACCATACTGGTCTCCCAAGGTGGACGTGCTCCGCGCGGAAGACTTTTACCCAGACCCAACAGGTCGCGGTCTTTATTTTATTCAAGAGGCTTACGTTGATTTTCACGATATCAAAAAATTGACAGAGGGACCTGATGCAATTTATTCGGCTTCAGTTTTAGATGAAATCGAAGCCGGATATACGGAGTCAGACAATACTGCCGCCAAGAAATCAAACGAAACAGGTCAGTCTCCGACCTACTCTTATCAGCGGAAGAGAATCAAGCTCTATGAATGTTGGGGAACCATCGTAGATTCACTCGGCAAAGTGCTCCACGAAGACGTGACATGGACCATTGCAGATGACACACTTCTACTTCGTAAGCCAACGCCGAACCCATTCTGGCACAGCCAAATTCCTTTTATCTTTGCACCATTCATTCGCGTTCCAAACTCAGTTTGGCACAAAGCCCTCATGGACGGCCCTACGCGCGCGAATATGGCTTTGAATGAGCTTTATAATCTCATGGTGGACGATGGAATGAATTCCGTTCACGGCATCAAACAAATTCGTACCGACTGGTTGGAGGACGAGTCCCAGATATCAAATGGTGTTTATCCGGGAATCACCTTAAAGGTAAATTCTTCAGCTCCAGTTGGTGCGAAAGTTATTGAAGTGGTTCCGACGAACGGTATGAGTGCTGAGACCATGAACGTTTATCAGATGATGAACTCTGAGTTCTCTGCCATGGCTCTCACCAATGACCTTCGTATGGGCGTAATGCCAAACCGGGCAGTAAAAGCCACCGAAGTGGTTGAGGCCTCTCAGTCCATCACGGGAGTCATGACCGGCATCTCTAAGGTCATTGAAGTGAACTTTGTCGAGCCAATTTTGTACCAGATGTGGGCAAACCGCTTGCAGCACCTTGATGAAACCTATCGTCCAGACCTTGCGGCCATTATTGGCGAAGATCGCGCCGACGAAGTTCTTGCGATGAGCAGGGAAGAGCGTTTCGCGAAATGCGTGGACGGATTCAAGTTCAAGGTTTTCGGTGTTTCTCGCGTTTTAGCAAAACAAAAAGATTTCAGAAAAATCACAGCTCTACTTCAGACACTTTCTGCCGACCCACCTCTAATGGAAGAGTTCTTAAAAGAGTACAGCATGGGGTCGCTCCTCGGTGAGTTCTTACGGTCTCTTGATATTTCAGTCGACAGAATTAAGCTTTCTCGCGACGAAAAAGCAGGAATGCAGGCGCAGGCTGAATCAGCAATGATGGCGCAAGGGCAAGGCATGCAGGCGGGTCAAGGCCCAGATATGCAGTCACAAATTCCACAAGCTTCGGCAGAGGGGTCGGCCGAATCAACTGAGTCAATGATCCCAAGATCAGATATGTCGGGTCTCGCAGGTAAGGCCCAAGGAGGAATAAACTAATGAAAAAAGAAGATATGAAAAT